AAAAAGTAAATTACGTAAGCTGGACATGTCTGAAAGTATTATGCTTAGAAATAAACTGTCAGTTGTTGATCCTATAAATAAAATTTACAGAGGTTTGTCTGATCCTTCTAAAAGATTTTTTAAAAGACATGTGTACAACGGTGACTTTAAAGCAGCTAGAAAAATACTAAGCGATGCTTCACCTGCTGGTGGAAAAGCATTTGATGATGTTAATGAAATGTTTAAAAATACATTTACACAATTAAAATCTTTTGGTGATAGTGTACCTAACATTAAAAACTTTTGGCATAGGGGTGTAAAAGATTACGATGGTTTGTACACAAGATTAACAGGTAAACAAAGAACAGAGATACAAAAGATATTTGATAAAAGAAAACAACTATTAAAAAAAGCAGACTTGTCTGAGGAAGAGAAATCAAACATTGTAAACAATTATCTTAGAGGATATAACGTAATTAAAGAAGGTGCTGGGTGGTCTAAAGCAAGATCGGTAAGAAAAGTAACTGATGATATGTTAGATTATTATGACGATCCAATAGAGTCCTTACTAAAATACGCAAGAAGTACGTCTAAAAACATAGCACGTAAAGATTTTTTTGGCGGTGACGCTAAAGTTTCTGGGAGTGCTGTAGATGTTACAAGTTCTATTGCATCTATAATTACAAATCAAGGTGGGAAAATAGGTGGAAAAGAACTTGACACATTAAAGAATGCTTTGTCTGCTAGGTTTATGAATGGTGAAAGAAGCGGAGGTACTCCAGCAGAGTATTTAAGACAGCTTGGTTATATTACAACACTTCCTAATCCTTTATCTGTAATGACACAGATTGGTGATATGGCTTTGTCGGTACGTATTAATGGCATGTCTAATACTATTAAAGGTTTGTTAGGTAAACGAGCAGTAGGTGTTCAAGATTTTGCTTTAGATAAAATAGCTGCTGAGTTTGCTGATGCTGGTCCTTTAGTTAAAACTGTAAACGCACTATTTAAAGTGTCGCTTTTTTCAACAGTTGATAGGTTAGGTAAAGTTACTTTTCTTAATGCTGCTTTACGAAAAGCAAGTAACTTAGCTAAGACTCCTAAAGGAAGAGAAAAGTTACGTAAGAAATATGGAACTGCTTTTAAAGATTTTGATAGTACTATGGATGATTTAGCTAAAGGTAATATAACCGAAGATACTAAGTTATATCTGTGGAATGAGCTTGCTGATATACAACCTATTGGTTTATCTGAGTATCCTCAAAAGTATTTAGACGTTCCTAATGGTAGGATGTTTTACTCTTTAAAGTCTTACACGCTTAAACAGTTAGACTATATGAGAGAAACAATTATAGATGAGGCTGCTAAAGGTAACGTAGGAACAGCATTAAAGAATGCAGCAGCTTATGCTTTGATTATACCTCCAGCTAACATGGCTATTGACGCAGCTAAGGACGTTGTCCAACAAAGACCTGTTGATTTTGAAGAAGAGTTAGGCGATAGAATCGTAAATAACGTATGGAAAACATTTGGTGCTTCTAGTTACGCAGTAGATCAGTTAGGAAAAACAGGATCAATTACTCAGGCAGCAGAAGATTTATTACTTCCTCCTTTAGATTACATAGATCATCTAATACAAACAGGGGTAGCAGTAATGAGTGAAGATAAAGAGCTTGATCCTAAAGCACTTCAAAGTGTACCGTTGGTAGGTAGATTAATGTATAACTTTATGGGTGGCGGTTTAGAAAAATACGAAGAACGTAGAAGAGATAAAATACTATCAGGAGAATAGAATGGCAAGGTCTTTTAGTGACATATTAAAATCAATAGGTAAAAAAAGTAAGTATCAAAAACAACGAGAAGCCAGCCCTGGAATGAACCAGTTTGGTACTCGTAGTGGACCAAGCTATGCTGACATCAAAGAGCAAGAAAGAATAAATCGTGAGGCTGGTGTAACTCTTAGAAGGTTTGATGGTAAACTTAAATCAGGTGAGAAGTTAAAAAACATAGGTGGTGTTACTTACGTAGTCCCTGCTCCTTCTGCTGCACCTGTTGATTCTGCTGCACCTGTTGATTATAGAATACCAGGTCTGCAAGATGGACCAATAATGCAAGGCATGTTTAGTCCGATAGAAGATAACCAGCAATCAATGTTTGGTGATTACCTACAACAGCAAAGAACTGAACCGGAAAAAACTACTGATATTATAGCTGACGAGTTAGCTAAGATAACAGGAACAGGACCGTACGAATATGCTCAAAGTCCTAGACCTGCTGGTTTACTAGGTTATGGTGGCTATAGTCAAGGACAGACTATGGAGATACCTGACAATCCTTACCCTCAAAGTGATCCGTTTAGGCAGCCTTTTGGTGCTGGCTTTTTATCTCCAGATAATATGACTGAAGCAAGAGCAGAGATAGAACAAAGAAACCAAGAGAACAGAGATGCTACTGCTGCAAGAGGTGAGGAGTTAAGACGGCAGTATCTTAACCGAGATAACAAGAGAAAAGGTCCGTCTAGTTTTTCTTCTTCTAGTTTTAATCAAAGAAAAGCTAAAGAAAACACTACAAACTATGGTGCGTTTGGTGATTTACTTGCAAAGCCTGAGACAGAAGTGATAAACTTTGATGCGTTTGGTACTCCTGTATTACAACCTGAAACAGAAGTAGCAATGTCACAGAACTTTGATGCGTTTGGTACTCCTATTTCACAACCTGAACAAAGAGTTTCAATGATAGATATAACACCTGAAGAAGCAGCCCAAGGAAAAACGGCTCCTTATGTTTATTCACAAGAACAAACTTTACCTATCAATGTTAATGCTCCTGTTGAGTTTGACTATGAAGAGAAAGTCCCTGTTAACTACGATGAGTTTGGTAATGTTATAGCCGAACCACAAATGAGTGTCGCAAGTAGTGCTAGAATAGTAGAACCTCCTGTTTTTTCAGACACGCTTGTAAATTTTGTCAAAAATCAAGAAGGATTTAGAGCTGAGAAATATGTAGACGGAGATAAAAACGCTATCGGTTATGGACATAACCTTACTCCTGAAGAGGCTAAGACAAATACAGTTTATGGACATGATGTGTCTAAACCTATAACAGAAGAGATAGCTCAAGATATTTTATTAAAAGATTTAGCATCTAAAAGAAAATCTTTAAACTCTGCTATAAAAAAGAAATACAAAGATATAAGTTTAGAAGAACTACCTCTTAAATCACAAGAGATGCTTATTGATTTTCAGTTTAACTTAGGAGATGCGATAGGAAAGTTTCCTAAGTTTACAGATGCAGTTATAAAAGGTGATATAAAAACGGCTAAGAAAGAATATAAAAGATATTTTGGTAAGAAAAAAATACCTCTAACAAAAAGAAACACAGACTTTTATAATACTTATTTGAGGTAGTAATGGAGCAGTTCATCATCAACTTTTGGGAGATCATATCTGGTCTCCTTATCGTAGTGTTCTTGGCTATCACTTGGAAGGCAGAGATTGGGGCGCGCATCTCAGTGTTAGAAGAGAAAGTACGCGCCCTGTTTGATCTCATTAATAGTAAGAAGGATTAAATCTCACACACTCCTGCTGTACAAGCCAGTGTCTGTACTCCCTCCACGTTGTCATCAACCTCGATGAGACTGTCCCACTCAATACTCTTAGGCATCTTGTGCAACAGTTCTTTATACTCCTCCTCACTGCACTCTTCGTAGGGTGCTTGTTTGTATGTCCCACCATCGTAGGGCAAGAAGCTAACACCACTAACGTCATCGAAGTTCTTCCAAATCCATGAGCCTACTTCAACCCACTCATGCTCTTCAACGCTGATAGTGACTGAAGGCTTATGCTCACACCAGTGCTTCTGATACATCAACCACAAGTCTAAGTGTTGTATCGCTGTCAAGTCATCACGCAGTAGTGCATTGTCTGGTGACTTCTTGGGAAAGCTAAAGACAGTAGTAGACTCTGGTCGTAGCACACAGTCCTCAGACGGTATACCCTGCTCAGTCATGAACGTGGATAGAGGATCTTTCTTATCGCCTCGTACCCTGCGGATATAGTATTTACTGTGTCTCGTATGAATGCCACTGGCAGAGTCAACAAGCTGACTAACAGTGCCAGAAGGCTTAATACAAGTGATGGCAGCAGATACAGGGATATCAAGCTCAGTGGATAGCTGTAAGTTTGTATCAACCGAAACATCTCTGAGTCCCTCAAGCATTGCTTTAGTTTGTTCACTGGTTTCTCCCATAAGTTTGTTGTCCAGGATACCAGTCAGTGACACACCTAGTAATCTCTCAGCCTCAGTATTCTTCTGCCATACTTTTCTGAGATAAGGAAAGTGAGTCATTGTAGACTGATACGTTCCTAATATAGTAGCTAGTCTGACCTTACGTTCTAGGTCGTACTTGGTATCTGTATCTCTAACCACAACCTCAGACAAGTTACAGAACTGATAAGGTCTAAGGATAATCTCGGAACATGGATTAGTACCGAACTCGAAGTCTGTGTCTCTTCGACCATTCTTCTTAGCAGTAGCTACAGCAGCCTCACGATTAAAGATACCTCGCTCACCACTGTGACTGTGATACAAGCTGGTCCACTCATTGAGGAACTGACCGACATCAGGCTTGGTAGCATACACAGCAGAGTTGTTAGCCAATGCACGTTGAGGATTAGCTTCCCACCATTGACCTACTTTAGCGTGACGCATCTTGTCATCTTCCAGATCAGACAGTGAGATCATAGCTGAACGTCTAACACCACCCACTACTACAACCTCAGCTACCTTGCACATAATGTCATGGCACTCTAGTGTGTTGAGCTTACGTCCTGCTGCACCTTGAAACTTGTTAATTACAAACTCAATCAACTCGTTGAGTGGTGCTGGTCCACTAGCTCTACCACCAAAGGTCTTGAGTCTAGCACCTGCTGGTCTGACCTTTCGTAAGTCCCACTTAGGTATCTCACCAGAGTACAGCAATGCAATAACCTGGCGTAATGCTTTAGCCCAACCTTCTTTACTGTCAGCAACAACGATAGTGGTGTCTGACTTGAATAACTTCTCAGGTATCTCAGGTAACTTGTCAACATACTTATGCTCAACACTGAAACCTACACCAGTGCCACACAGTAGTATGTACATAGCCTCATCAAATGCTTTAGGATCATCAACAGGTAGATAACTACAGTTGTACCCTGCTGTGTTGTCTCTGTCCAGAGCCTTACCTGCTGACATGATAGAACGCATAGAAGGCACAACCTCTAAGTTCTTGATAGCCTCACGTAACTCTGAGTCTGTCTCCATAGGTATCACATAGTTATGTTTAGTCTCCAGATGGTTCTTCATGAAGTCCATGTATCTATCGACTGTCTCAAACCAGTTCTCTCTACGTCCCTCATCCTGCACGAATCTGCAGTATCGAGACTTAGCAATATACTCTTGATAAAAATCCATCATTCTATTTCCTCTATAAGTTTGTCATAATTGTTTTCTACAATATCTTCAAATCTAGTTAATATATCTAAAGACGTAAGATCTAACATTTCAATTATTTCTATTTCATCTACTACAGATAATTTTTCTATAAGTTCAGGAATCGTGAGATTCATCTGAGTTCTCCATGTCTTCTATTTCCATCAACACTAAAGTACAGTATCCTGAAATGTCCCTCCAAGAATCATCATAGAGAGGATCACCATTAAGAATCCTAGCTAACTTGTTTGCAATCAGATCGAGAGATTCCTTCATGTAGTCAGGCATTTTAGAATAGTTAGGAGAATACTGCATAATATATTTTAATTCCTGACTAATCTTACTAACCACCTGATACTGACCGTATCTTTTTTCTCTATCGTCTAACACTTTTTTTATAGTCATAGCCCACACATCCCTTCACATTCGTTATCAAAAAGATCCATCTGATTGTCTACTTTTTTAGATTTAAACTCTACTTGATCTAAGGGAGTACAAGACCTATGTAAAAACATTTGTCCCTTAATTCTAGGATTGCTTGTTGATCTTAATCCTTTATCAAAAGCT